CGTCCCCGAACATTGGGCCGGCTGGGACGGCTGGACCGTCATCATCGGCGACGACCTCGAGGTCGCCGGCTACCTGCCCGACAACGCCGACGTCGTGTTCATCGACACGTCCCACACGTACGGGCACACGCTCGCCGAGCTCGAAACGTACGCCCCGAAGGTGCGGCCGGGCGGCGTGATCCTGCTGCACGACACCGAGTTGGAGTACGCCCCGGACCATCCGGAACCGCCCGAATACCCGGTGTACAGCGCTGTCGTCGACTGGCAGGCCATCCACCCGGACTGGAAAGCCGAGTTTCATCCCGGCTGTTACGGGCTGGGCCTGCTGTTCGCCCCTGAGGAGGTGTCCGCCGCGTGACTGTCACCACCTACTGCACGTTGGGCGAGGCGAAAGAAACGATCGGGATTCGGGGCGACTCGATCGATGACGGGATGATCGACGTGATCATTGTTGCGGCGTCCCGCAACATTGACGCCTACACGGGCCGCCGCCAGTTCTACAAGGACACGTCGGCGACCGCCCGGACGTACACGGTGTTCGGCGGCAACATCTACGCCGACGATTTCTGGACCGCGACCGGGCTGATCGTCAAAACCGATTCGTCGTACGACTACACGTACGCGACGACCCTATCGGTCACCACGGACTATGTGTTGCGGCCGACCCGGCGGGCCGGGTTCCCGTACAGCGTGATCCTGTCTACGCCGGGCACATGGCTGCCATGCCACGCGAACGGGGTCCAGGTGACCGCCCAATGGGGTTGGGATGCGGTCCCGACCGAAGTGAACCTGGCCTGCCGCCTGTTGACGCAACAGCTGTACCGGGCGAAGGACGCCCCGTTCGGTGTCGCCGGTGTCGCCGAGCTCGGCCTGATCCGGATCCGCCAGAACTCGGTGGTGTGTGACCTGCTCGAGGATTACCGGGTCGCCGAGGTGCTAGTCGAGTGAGCATCGCCGATCTTCGCACCGGCATCAAAACCGTGATCGACACGCTCGACGTGTTGCATGTCTACGACAACACGGAGCTGGTCGCTGCGTTGCCGGCGGCGGTGGTCCGGTGGCCGTTGCGTATCAACACGGTCCCCACCTACGACCAAGGGTGGGATTACACGTTTCTGGTTCGACTCCACATGGCGCAGGCCGGCCGGGCCGCCGACGACTACATGGAACGCCTCCTCGCCGAGGACGGGGACGAGTCGATCGTCGAAACGTTGCGGGTCGCCGGGTACAACGTGACTGTCGTCGACGACTTCGGCCTCGAAGAGGTCGCCGGGTCCGAGGTGCTGTCCTGCACGCTCACCGTCGAGGTGATGTCGTGAGGATCCTCGTGGTGCACCCGGGCCCCAACTGGTCGGTCGCTGACGTCCACAACGGCCTCGTCAAAGGGCTCGAGCAGTGCGGCCAGGATGTCCGCTCATTCAACCTCGACGACAGGTTGAACGTGTTCGCCGCCGGCCAAGTCCAAGACGCCGACGGTGCCTGGCATCGCATGTTCAACGACGACGACGCCGCCCGTCTCGCCGCCTACACGTTGAAAGCCGAGCTGTACGGCTGGTGGCCAGACGTCGTCATCTTCACATCCGGGTTTTTCATTCCGCCCGACATGTGGGGCCTCCTCACCTACCGGCCCCACCACACCGTCCTGTGGTGCACCGAATCCCCCTACGAGGACGAACGACAGCTGGGTGTCGCCCGCTACGTCGACACGGTCATCCTCAACGACCCGGTCAACATTCAGGCGTTCCGGGCCATCAACCCGCGCACCTGGTACTTCCCACACTCCTACGACCCCGACATTCACCATCCGGGCGACCCTGTCCCCCACTGGGTGTGCGACTTCGGATGGGTCGGCACCGGCTTCCAGTCCCGCATCGATTTCTTCACTCATGTCGACTGGCGTGGCGTCGACGTCCGGCTCGCCGGCAACTGGAAACTGTTACGCAAGAACAGCCGTCTGCGCCGCTACCTGCTGCACGACAACCCGGAAGCCTGTTTCGATAACGCCGACACGGTCCGCCTGTACCGCTCCTCGAAACTGTCAGCCAACGTGTACCGGAAAGAGTTCATCGGTACCGACATCGGCATCGGCGCCCCGTGGGCGGCCGGGCCCCGCGAGATCGAACTGGCTGCTGTCGGCTGTTTCATGCTGCGCGAACCCCGCGGGGAAGGCGACGCCCTGTTCCCGCATGCACCCACGTTCACCGAACCCGGCGAGTTCGGGGACCTCGTCCGCTACTGGGCGGGACACGATGAGGCACGGGAGAAGATCGCCGACGAGAACCGGGAAGCGATCGCTGACCGGACCTTCCAAACCACGGCCCGGCGTCTGCTCGGCCTCATCGAAGCCGCCCCGAAACGGCACTACCTAGGAGCTACACATGGCACGCAGAGCCGGGCGTAACGGCCGCATCTACCTGGCGATCACCTCTTCCGGTACGGCGGAGCCGATCGCGTTCCAAACGAAGTGGACGTTGAACTTGCAGCAGGACAAGTTCGACGTCACCGCGTACGGCGACACCACCAAGACGTATGTGGTGGGCCTCCCGTCGGGTGACGCCACCTACAACGGGTTCTACGACGACACGACCGCCCAGATGTTCACGGGCGCGGCCGACGGGATCGCCCGCAAGGTGTATCTGTACACGGACGTGGTGAACTACCCGCAGTCCCGCTACTGGTTCTCCACCGCGTTCGTTGACGCCCAGATCGAAGTGCCGGTCGACGGCGCCATCCCGATCTCCGGGAACATCACGACCGCCACCGGCTGGGTTTCGTACGGCATCTGATGCCGAAGGCGTGCAACCTCCCGTCAGGCCGGCAGGTCAGTCTCGAGGATCTCCCGATCGAAATCTTCGAGCAGGTGTGTGTCGCCGTCGACCTCCCGATCCGGGAATGGTATGTGATCGCGACGGCGCCGCTCGCCTACCCGCGGGCCGCCACCGAACTCCTCAAAGTGATCTGTCAACGTGAAGGGGAACCGCCACCCAAGGACGGCTACCTGACATGGAAGACGATCGACACGGTGTACGTCAACGTCGACGATGACCTCCCGTCCGAGTATGAGGACGGTCGCCCTTTACCGGTGGCGGCGGAGGACGACCCGGCGACTACTGGCTAGTTTGGGCCGCTGAGCGGTACCGGTGGCCGCCGACTGTCACCCGCCAGTTGTCGATTCGTGACCTCGAGTTGTTGCACGAGTCGTCTCTTTCGCAGTGAGGTGAACGCATGGCCGGCGGTGATGGGTTCGTTCGTTTCGCCAACCAGTTGTCGGCCGGGAATCTGCGTCGGGTCATGCAACGGGTCGGTGAGGAATCGGTGGACGCGGTGACCCCGGCGATCCGTCCCAACAGCCTGTCGCATTGGCGTGGGGGTGGGGCGCGGGTCGGGGCCCGGTACCGGATCAAGTCGAACACGCAGGTGGTGGTGCAGCCGACGGTGGCCCCGTTGGCGGCACTGTTGGAGGACGGGTCCGGGTCGACTTGGCATAGTCGGCGCGGCCGATCCTACGCCAGGCGCCCCGTTCCCCCGCGGGGCGCCTGGTCCAAAGCGGCGGGACGGGTAGCCGACATCGCCCCCAAGGTTGTCGGTGACGAGGTGCGCCGCATGTTGGGTTCGTCGTTCTGATGGCCGGGTTCACCGAGTCCGTTCAAGTCAAAGTCAGTCTCGACGCCGACAAAGCGCAGACCGACGCCCGCAACATCGGCAAGCAGCTGGACGAGATTTCGAAGAAGGTTTACAAACCGAAGTTCGAGGCGAACGCCGACAAGCTGCAGTCGGACATCAAAGCGATCCTTGACCAGGGCCGCAAGTTCGACAACACCACGTTCAAGGCGACCTACGACGCGGACGTGTCGAAAGCGGAAGGCAAGGTCGACGGGCTCGCCGCCGACATCAAAGCGCTCGAGGACAAGAAAATCGACCTGCAGGTCGACACGTCCGGTGTCGAAGGTGGCGCGCAGCGGACATCCACGAAGATCCAGGAGGTGGGCCGGTCCGCCAACGGCGCCAAGTCGGCGTTGGCGAACATGGTCGGGAACACCGCCCAGGACTTGGGTCAGGTGGGTGGCATCGCCGGGTCGGCCGGGGTGGCGATCGGCCAGATGGCCGAATACTTCTCGGACGCCACGTTGGAGGGTGAGAAGTTCGGGTCAGCCATCAAGTCGTTCGCGTTGGTGGCCGGACCGATCGCGGCCTTGGCGATCGCTGTGCCGATTCTGTCGGCGGCCTGGGGTGATCTGACCGACTCGCAGGATGGCGCCCAGAAGTCCGCGGTCAAGTTGAAGGACGCCCAAGACGCGCTCGCCGCCGGCCAGTACGACACCGCTGTCCGCAAACTCGTCGAGGGGAACAAGGATCTGTTCGACGCCGCCGAGAAGGCCGGCGTGTCCGTCGACGAGCTCGTCCAGAACATCGCCAAGGGCAAGCCGATCCTTGACGGCACGGGCGGCTCCGTCGAGAACGTGAAAGGTTTCATCTCCGATCTGCGTCCGGCCCTGGATGACGCCCAGGCCGGGTGGGCGTTGAATGAGAAGGAACAGGCGAAGGCCGAGGAACGGATCAAGGCCGTCGCGGAGGCGTACGGGCTCACCGTCGACGTTCAAGGCAAAGTCGTGGAGAACACGGCGGCTGCGGCTCAGGCGACGGCGCAACAGTCACAGCAGGCCGACGCCCTCGTTCAGCATCTCACGGCCCAAGCGGACGCCCAGCAGCGGGTGAACGACAACTTCGTCGCGGCGCAAGGCACGCAGGCGCAGGCGATGGTGGACACGCTCACCGCCCAAGCGAAAGCCGCGGCCGATGAGACGAAGGCGCTCGCCGATCTGGGCGCGCAACTCGACACGCTGCCCCAGAAGTTCGCCGAGGCGGGCGGGTCCGCTAAGTCGTTCTCGACCGTGTTCGATCAGCAACGGTCCCAGATGTTCGGGATCCACCAGACGTACGCCGACGTCGCCGAAGGCCTCGGCGGTCTGGTGCAGCAGCTCCAAGAGGCGCCCCCCGCGTTCAAAGCGACCGGCGATCACATCACGACGTTCTCCGATACGGGCCGGAAACTGCTGGACACGTTGGAGAAAGACAACCAGGCGATCGGCGCGAACTTCGCAGCCATCCTGGCGGGGGGCGGATCCTACGACGATGTCCGGGCGAAGGCGTCCGGTTACCGCGACGAGCTCGTCAAACAGTTCAACCAGCTGGGCATCACGTCGGATGAGCAGCAGAACTACCTCGAGTTCCTGGGCCTCACCCCGGACCAGGTCGAAACGACGATCAAGCTGTCGAAGGATGAGGAGGCCCGCACCAAGCTCGGCCTGTTGAAGGTCGACATCGACAAGATCCCGGCGAGTGTGCTCACCGAGTACAACGCCGCTATCGCCCAGGGCGACTACGACAAGGCGTTGGGTTTGTTGAACGCCGCAGCGAAGCCGGGTGGCAACCCGCGTGATGCGCCTATCGAAGCGCAGGCCACGAACACCGGTCCGACTGACGCCGAGTTGGACGCCATCGCCAACCAGCGACGTGTTGCACGCATCCAGGTCGAGCTCGCCGGGAACCTACCCGAAGGCGTCCCCCATGGTGCGACCGGCGGTTACATCCACCGTGCCACCGGTGGTTCCGGTTCCGACCCGGCCGGCCGGCACTGGGCGGTGGTCGGCGAGAACGGCCCCGAAATCGTGTCGCTCCCAGCCGGCTCGTACGTCCACAACAACACCGAATCCTTGCGGATGCTCGGCCTCGCCACCGGCGGACCGGTCGCCAACGGCGCCGTCATGGGCACCAGCCAGAAAGCCGGCAAACTGTTCGGCTACGGCGCCGACTTCTACAACCCGTCCACCGACAAACTGTTCAACTTCGGCACCGACTTCTACAACTGGGTCGTAGAGGCCGGCCCCTA